CACTGGTATTGAAATTGAGCTTATTGACAAAGCTCACACCTTCAGCCCCATTGAGTGCCACTCCCAACGTGTACACTTGCAATTCATTGAGTTTGTCTCCCAAAAGGGATTGAACGTCATTGAAGTAAGCATCAGTGCACTCTTTGAGGATGGAGGTGCTGAACGTGGGACAGGGTTTAGTGAGATCAACCAGTGCGAGATTCCAAGGTTTCCATGAGACATCTGGTTTGCCATAATCATCCTTGTAGCCGTGTTGAACGACATACTCGTTGATAGTGGTTTTGGTTACCTTGGATTTGTGACTGGGTCGGAAACCTGTGAAACTGCCAAGAATCTCTGCCGTACCATTTCCAATGAATCGGAGATTGGCTTTGTCATGGACAACGGAGAGTGTGCGTTCATATCCTGGAGCACTGACGGGAATTGTTCCTCGGGCCACTTGTGGCTCAAATTTGTTGAGGGCTTCCATCAGCATTTGTTGTGAGATGTGTTGAAACACGATTTTCTTGTTCATGTTTCCACATGTGTGTGTTCCAGCCAGAATGGCGCGACCACCTGTATTGATGATGCAGAGGGATCCACAATCACCACTGGCTGTATCCGAATTAACGGAGCCATTGTAGGCTGGTACGTTGAACACAGGACAACGCATCTTCTTGATGTTCTCAATCTTCAAGATGGAATGAATGCCTGCCTTATTTCTAAGGATGTACTCACCATCATGTTTGCTGTCGAGTTGAGATGTGGGAGGAAAGAATTTCACCAAATCACGACCTGCTGAAAGCAATCGCAATTCAATGAATGCAGTATCACTTTCGCCAGTGATGAAATCGTTCGCTATGAAGCGAAGACCATTTAGGTTACGTGAAACGTTTTGCAAGGTGTCCTCCAAAATCACATCGATGGTGCCTGCATCACCCAAAAGGGCGTGCTTGTTGATCATCCAAATATTCCCGCGAATGTTGATTGCGGTGGTGGACAGTTTCTTTCCCGTATCTGAAAATGTGATGATGAAACGAGCGGTAGCACGAATCACTTGTGTCCTCAGTGTTTCGATGGGAGTGCACATCGATGCTTGGCCAACTTCAAACTTCTTGATTTCATAGGCATCATTGTAATAGAAAGTTGGTTTCTCCTCTACGTGGGGTGTGGGTACAAGACCTTCATTTTGTGCTTCCATACCGGAAAGACCGGTTGATGAAAGTAACTTATACAACGCAGCTACGAACAGGGGTGCGCTAACCAGCGCAGCAAGACCTGCAAGTGCAGGGGTGGATAGTTGTTTTTGGACTCTATCACCCGCGAAGCGAAGTAGCAATTTGTATGTGGTGAGGGAATTACCACAAATCGCGAAAAGGGCATTGTATTTCCACATTTCACCTCCACACCACTGAGCTAGGTAATGCAAAATCACCCAGAAGTAGATGTAACTGTAGCGTGACAACATGGTAACTAGTGCAAAAATGCACGACAACCATGGGTACGAAAACAGTAGAACCAATCCTAGTACGTAAACGCCGTAGAAATTGGTGAGGAGAATGTGGTAGAGTTCCGAGAAGCAGACTGGAAGCTCATTTGGGGATCCTGCAATGACTTTGCTGAGGACCCAGAGGCGCAATTGATACACCTCCGTGTAATCGGAAGGGTCGAAAAACTTTTCCGGTGCTTCCTCAGCAGCGGATTGTTCAACCCATGGGGGACAGTCACAACCTCGCATGCTCCCACATTCACGGCAAATTTTCACCGTGGTCATAGTGTTGTCAGCAGCGAGAGCTTTCTTTTGTTGGACTTCATGTTTCTTGGCAACAGAAATGTACCACATCAACAGGTCATTGATGTCGTCGAATTCGGCGATGACCTCGTATCTGGTTTGTTGGCAATCAACTTCCGCATCGAGCATGGGAACAGGCACACTCACCGTGAATGTCCAGATATTCATGTATTCTCCATTATCTGTGACTGGGATCTTAGAAGAATCAGCCATGAATGAATTTTTCACGAATTCTGGTTTGACCTTTGGCGTAATGATGTATTCCAATCTGCGCGCAATGGCGAATGGGCATGCAAAGTACGCATGTAAGTTGAGGTGCTTTGTGTTTGTGGTACCGACCAACAAATCGGCTCGGATAGGGGTTCTCCCCTTGTCCGCCAATTCTGCTTGAGGTGGTGTGTACGGAACCGAATTTTTGACTTGCAACAACTCGGTCAATGTGGGATCGACTTCTCCCGTGGGTTTGAGAAAAGCAATATCATCCATAACAATGCACCACTGCGTGGAATTGTATCCCGACCAATATTCATCAGTGGGACACCGGGTGTAAATGTATTCGGCCCCTTCAGGGAGACCGAACACAACACCGTAGTGGTGAATGAGGATTTGTTTGACTTGCGACTTACAAATGCTAGATGAACCATGCACAAGAACCGCAAAAGGATCCTTGCGAGGCATCTGTGCGGACTTTTTTGTAAGTAGTTCGCTCTCCAGCATCTGGAGGTCATTGAGAACCTTTTGCACATACATTTTCTCGGTTTTACCGAGTCCATGAGTGTACTTCACGATAGAGGTGCCTTTTTCAATGAGATCTTTGAGTTCACTCAAGAATTTGAAGGTATTGATACCGTGAGGTTCCGGGTTGGACAAAAATTTGGATTGTCGGAGCAATTTGTTGGACTCTCCGACCCACTTCTCATAGGCATTGCCTGAATGAAAAATGGTTTCAATATCTCCAGTCCGGAAATATTGAGTACCGCGATCACACACGAAACAAATCGTGTCAAGAATGCAATGGACCATGTCCACTCCAGGGCGGTGTGTGCGCTTGATCGCTGCTTGCTCAAAG